AGACCCGTAACCCCCCCTTCGGGCCGATCGTGTTCTGCTCACGCTCAGAGCTGCGAAGGATCCCCGGCAGGCTGCGTCCGATGATCTTCGCCGAACACGGCTGCGGGCAGACCTACGAGGGCCACGGGCACCTCCCGCCGATGCCCGATATCGTGCTGGTGGTCACGAACCCGAGCGCTGGCGCGGTGATGAAGGCGGACCACCCGCACGCGAGAGTGGTCGCCACCGGCCCGGTCAAGCTCGATAGCTTGCTTGGCCTTCCGCGCAAGACACCAAGCGACCCGCCGTGCGTCGCGGTCTCGCACCACTGGGATCAGCTGAACTACCCGGAGACCCGTAGCGCCTGGCCGTGGGACAAGGCCGCGTGGGAGGCTGTGGTGGCCTCGGGGCGCTGGCACATCATCGGGCACGCACATCCGGCAGACGGGCGCGACATGGCGCGCTGGTGGGCATCTTTGGGGGTGGAGGTGGTGGAGGACTTCGCGCAAGTCATAGAGCGCGCCGACATGTTCGCGTGCGACAATTCCTCGACCCTCTACGAGTTCGCCGCCCTCGACCGTCCCGTGGTCGTGCTCTCCCCGCCCTACTACCGCAGGGACGTGGACCACGGGCTGCGCTTCTGGTCCCATGTGCCCGGGGCCCAGGTGAGCCGCCCCGAAGACCTGCCAGCAGTGCTCGAGGAGGCGTGGGCGGACTCGGATGCCCGCGCGACTCTGCGCAGAGAGGCCGTGGAGGCCTGTTACGGGCGACTCGACGGGCAGGCGGCGCAAAGGGCCGCACGCGCGATCGTGGAGGCTGCGGACAATCCCGCGCATGAGTACCCTCCGATGCCTGCGATCGGGGCGTGGCCGGATGCTGAGTCCGCGTCGAGGGTCGTGCGGGTGCGCGTCACCAACACCACCGGGTCGGTGATCCCGAGAGCAGGCCGCATCTTCACCCCCGGAACCCCTGTCGTGTGCTCGCTGTCCAAGACCGGGCTCCGGGAGGTCGAAGCGCGATCGGGCCTTCGTGTCGAGGTCCTGGGATAGCTTGTCCACACCCCCCTGTGGAAGGTGTGCAAAGACCGGGCGAACAATCGCGTCGTGATACCATCGTGAGAGGGTTTCCCCACGAGGAGGGAGTACGACCATGCTCCACCAGATAGTCGTCACGAACAGCAATCCCCATCCGATAAGCCGCGGCTCGCGGTTGTTCCGCGCGAACGCCGTATCCGACCCGATCGTGGTCTCGGATGCGCAGCTCGCCGAGATCCGTGCGCGCGTCGGACTTCGCGTCGAGGTCCTGGAGTCTCCGTACGACCCGCTGCCCGAAGTCACCGAAGACGCGACGGAGCGCGAGCACCCCGGTACCGGGGTCGTGGGCGAAGGCATCGCTGTCCCGGCCGACGGCAAGACCTACGAGACCGACCTCGAGACCGGCGAGGTCAAGCTCGTCGAGCCGGTCGAGAAGCTCGAGCCAGCCGTGTTCCCTCCGTGCTCGGAGTGCGGTGCCGAGTGGCAGCACGAGGACAACGGCGGATACGCCTCCGGCATCACCCACGCCGAGGGCTGCCCGGCCAAGGAAGCGCTCGACAACCTCAAGCGGACCTGCGAACCCCAGTACGGAGCGACCGCAGAGGTAGACGGCACCGCGATCGTCTACGACGAGACGAACGGGCTGTGGGTCACAGCCGAGGGTCACGAGCCCTGGGAAGGCGACACGCCCGACAGCGAGCCCACCGCCCCGGACTTCGACGCCATGACCGTGGCCGAGATGCGCGAGTGGGCCAAGAACAACGAGGTCTCGCTCGGCAACCTGCGCAAGCGTGACGAGATCATCGCGAAGCTCAAGAAGGCGTAAGTGGCTATCGAGTCAGACATCATCCCGCTCCTGGCTCGGATGATGCGGGATAACGGCGTGAGCAGCGACTAGAGAGGCGTGCGACATGGCGTACTTCACCGTCTACGATGGCTCGGATGTCGAGCGCGACGGGGCCAACCCGTTCGACTTCGGCACGCTGAACCGCGACACCGAGGAAGTCTCGGGCTGGCAGTATGGCAAGGTGCTCACCGACGCCGGGCTCGAATCCAGCGGCAACGTGACCGTGAGCGCGGTCGATGCGACCGGCGACGATTCCTCGGGTCTATTCCAACTCGCCGCCTTCACTACCGGCGACACCACCGAACCCGCTGCCACACCGGAAGCGTATGGCGACGACCTCGTGTCCGCCGAAACGGTGGACGACACGACCGGCGTCGGGTTCTGGGTACGCCGCAAAGCTGGTCCCGCCGAGGCACCTGCCACCGACACCACCGCAGTCATCCGCGTGAGCGGCACCGTCGTACCCGTCTAGGGAGTCTGACATGGCTTCGATCGTTGGAATCTTCATAGACGCCACGGTCGGGCTGCGCGACGGGGCTCTCGTGGATGCTGAGTACCCGATTCCGCTGCCTGACGACGACACGCCAATCCAGGTGTGTTTTCGCGTCATCGACGACACCACGCTCGAAGACCCGCAGGAGGACTCGGGCTCTACGCTGTCCCCATCCGTCCCGGCGGGGCTGCTCGCGTGCTTCACGGTTGATGGCATGTATGAGAGCGCACCCACCACGGGAGCGACCGCTGCCACGGGCGGCAATCAGGCCATGTGGCTCAAGCGCGACGGCTCGCCTGCTCCTGACTTCTACGATCTCTCGGTAGGGGCCGAGACATTTGCAGCCGGTTCCCGTGTAGCTGCCGTCACTGACCTCGCAGCCACCGCGGGCTATCAGCAAGAAGCCCTCGCATGGTCCGCAGTCTCAGGCGCGGACGGCCACGAGTACCGCTACAAGACCACCGCTGGCTCGACATGGAGCGAGTGGGCCGAGACATCATCGTCCACCGCGCAGGTCGTCACGGGGCTCACGGTCGGCACGTCCTATGACTTCGAGGTTCGCGGCTATGACGAGCGCGGAGTCGGGACTGCGGGCACCGATACTGAGACAACGCTCGGCTGGGCCGATGACTTCGCCGACAACTCGCTCGACGCGGCTCTATGGCGCACCGAGGGCTCCTACGTCGCAGAATCAGGCGGCACCCTCAACATCAACACCCTCGCCAACGCGACATACACCTCACTGGTGGCGGGAGTCCTCCCTGTCAATACGGACATCGACGGTAAGGTGACGGCGAACGTCCTGCATGGTGCGGACGACAACACCGCCGCCCGCTTCTGGCTTGTGAACAAGTCCGACATCGCCATATCCGAGGTAGGTGCCGCGACCTACGCCGTCATGTACTTCGGGTCATACGGCACGAATGCCGCGAGCTACGCGAACACATGGTATCTCGCCCATTGGGACAACACGCACACCCGGCAGTTCTGGAACTCAGCGGGGGGCGGAAGCTGGAGCACGTCTATCGAGCGGTTCGCGGGGCTGTCGGACAACGACGTATTGACCGTGGAGACTCACATAGACCACACTAACGAGCTGGCCTGGTGGGTCGTGAAGAAGAACGGCTCACAGATAGCCACAACGGCAGGTGCAAAGGTAGCCTTCTCCGCGCTTGAGAGCTTCGACGCTGGCGATGACCTATACGTCATGTTCGCCGACTTCCTCACCACGGTGAAGCACGATCTGGTGATGACCGACATCATCTATGACGCGCTGACATGAGGTACATCTCAGCCATCGGAAACTCGATGACGGATGCGGTAGACCGGAACTCCGTCACGGACTCTACACAGTGGCTCTACAAGCTGCTTGAGAACCTCGGCGAGACATCTATCACGCCTACGCCGTGGACGCCGCCCACCTCGGCCCCGGTCTACTCCGACAACAACGCGCTCGTGGGCGAGAACTGGACGGCCTACAACCTCGGCGTGGGTGGCAACTCGTCCGCACAGATGCTTGCTAGGTTCGACACTGACGTTCCGAGTTCGAGCGACTATGTGATTCTCGGCGCACCTGGTCATTCTGACCCGATGGACGGCTCATACGACCAGGCAGCGATAACCGCGAACATAGAGGCTCTGGCTGGTAAAGTCGTTGCCCTCGGCGCGGAGTGCATCATCACGGCCATCCCTCCGCGTAACACAGACGGAGCTACCGAGACAGCGAACAAGGCTGCGCTCAACGCATGGATAGCCGCCTACTGTGCGACCAACGGCTATGAGTATGCCGACTGGAACACGGACGCCCTCAGCTCATACTTCGAGACTGACGACATCCACTGGAATGCTACAGGATGCACGTTTGTCGCTTCGACATTCGACACGTCGTGGTTCGGATCTCTCACCGCCACTCCCGACACCGACCACATCGACCTCGCATGGAGCGAATCACTGACGGGGCCGTTCACGATAGAACGCCGGGTGGTGTAGATGGCTGGCCCGTGGACGTACCCAGTCGAGGTCTCAGCACCGGCCAGCTACGATTCCGCGATGGTGGTAGTCCTGTCTGCCGATGCCGCCTACGATGCGGCGACCGCCGTGGTGCTCTCTGCCGATGCCTCCTACGATTCCCCGACCCTGGTGGACATCACCGGCGACGGGTGGACGTACCCGATACTCGTCTCGGCCCCAGCGAGCTACGACGCTGCCACAACGGTCGTCATCGAACAGATCATCGCAGGCGATCCCGCCAGCTACGACGCAGCGACGACAGTGGGCATCTCAGCGGGCGCTACCTACGACGCACAGACGACAGCGGACATCGCGGCGGATGCGGCCTACGACGCTGCCACCACGGTCGAGATCGAGTCCTGGCAGCTCATCGCCGAGGACTACGAGGGCTCCACCTACGAAGACAGCGATGTCGTCCTCGGTGTGGCGTACCAGTACCGGCTCACCGACGCAGGCGGCAACGTCTACTACAGCGAAGCGGTGATGCTCGCCTCGGCTTCCGCTTCCGTGGACGTACCGACCACCGTGGGCCTGTCTGCCGACGCGAGCTACGACAGCGCCACGACCGCCGTCATCTCCGCACAGGCCGTCTATGACGTGGCCACCGGGGTCGTGCTGGCCGCTCAAGCGGTCTACGACGCCGAGACGATCACGCGACTCGCTGCATCGGGACTCTACGACGCGGCGACCGTGGTGCGGATAACGGCCACGGCGAGCAATACCCACCGCAGACGCTACGCCCGACTCGACGCCTTCGCACCGACCCGGCTCTAGGAGGACACGATGCTGCTCAAGTTCATCATGCGGGACACGTCCGATGCGATTGTGAGCGGCACCCCGACCGTGACCGCAGACGGCGAAGCACTCACGCCGACGGGCGATGCGAACGGCTGGGAAGTGGACGCACCTCTCGGGTCACTCGTGAGCTGCACACTGACCGGGGCGATGGCGCTAGACGTGATGATGCCCACCTACGAACTCGTACAGTCCGGCATGACCGCGCAAGGGTACACGGCGGCACTGGGCGCGCTGCTGAACGACTGGATCCTCAAGGGGCTACGCATCACCGACAACGGCGATGGCACGAAGACGATCGAGCTGATGGACGGCGAGACGGTGCTCAAGACGTGGACCGAGACGACCGACGGGCTCGTTGTGACACGTTCCGAGGCGACTTAAGCATGCTGACGACGTGGGGATGGTTCGGGGACAGGCTGGCCACGTGGGGATGGCTTGAGCCTACGGCCCTCCCTGAGACCTTCCTCAACCTCGGCGGGTCGGTCACGATCGACGCCGGGGACTCGGGAGCGGTGACAGTCTCGAGAGACTATGATGGGGACGTGACGGTGGACTTCGACCTCAACGGAGAGGTGACACGATGATCGCGCTCATCCCGGGGACCTCCACCCCGCTCAAGATGACGGTGCGCACAGCAGCGGGTGCGATACCCGCGACCGCTCCCACGCTCGTGTCCGTGGCACTCGAGGTCGAAAGCACGGAGGATGCGGTGGAGCTGTCCGCCGGCGCGGGCGCGTGGAATGCGCTGGGGTACTTCGGGCTCGACATCTCCAAAGACGACATCGCTGAGACGCTGCTCTACAAGGCTTTGCGCCTCACGTGGGTGTTCGACATCGCGGGGTCCCAGCGCACGGAGTACATGCGCCTCGAGGTGCGCGAGGATGACACGCTGCTCTACGGGAGCGTGTCGGATGTCTGCGCGATCGCGAACCTGCGCGCCGAGGACTTCGGGCTCGCTACCGAGCGTCAACTCGGGCGGCTCGTGTGCTCGTGGCTCGCATCCGCCAAGTCATTCATCGACGCGGACCGGCGCCGCACCTACGACCCGGTACCGGACGGCATCGACTCGATCGCCACACGGATAGCGGCGAACATGGGGGCTGTTGCGCATCAGCGCCGCAAGAGCCCGTTCGTGCGCGTGAACGAGTTCTCCGTCAAGCTGATCGAGGACGCGTGCATCACGTCTGCGATCAGAGATGATCTCGAGGTCTATCCAAGGGCAAGCGGCCGGTCCATCGGCTTCGGGATCGCGAACTCCGTCTCGCGCGATATCACCGACGCGCTCGAGGAGGCATAAGGTAGGTGGCACGAGCCCCGATCGACTTTGCAATCACGTATGACGACGCCAGGCTGCGTCGCATGGCCTATGCGCAGATGCCCAAGGCGCTCGAGAACGCGATAGAGTTCACAGCGCTCGCGCTGTGGCAGGGAATCGGCGAGGAAGCCCCCACACGGCACGGGCGTCTCGGCGGGTCCTGGCGGGTGCGCAAGGTCGGCAAGATGAATTGGACTCTGGGTTCAAACGTCCTCTATCGCTGGTACGTCAACGACGGCACGAAGCCCCACGTCATAAGGGCCAAGCGGGGGAAGGCGCTGGCGTTCTCCTTCCAGGTCGGGACATCTCTGGGCGGCAAGGCGGTGTATGCCTCGCAGACGAAGCGCGGGCAGTCTCTTCGCGCCGCAGGGAAGTTCGGTCGCGGGACCACCACCACCCGGCGGGGATCCGCGATGGTCTACAGGCAGTCTGTCAACCATCCCGGAACCGCCCCGAATCCGTACATAGACCGAGCGATCGCGCGAGTCAGACTAACCAGCCCGGCAATCGTTAGCAAAGCAATAAAAGCAGCGACTGCGGCAGGAGGAACGTGACGTGGAACTCTACGAGCTGATCGAGGCGATCGATGCGGCGCTGGTCGAGCTGCTCGTCGGCGCCAAGGACGACATCGGATGCGAGGAGGTGATACTCGGCGAGGAGGCCGCGGTCGACCAGCTCGCACGTTCCGCCATCTGGATCATCCCGGAAGAGGCGCACAACTCGCACGAGAACGCGGCGATCGCCGAGGAGTGGGTCTATCCGGTCAACGTGACGGCGATGGCGACCTTCGACAGACCCGCAGAGGGGCGTCTCAAGGTCACGCAGATGGCCGCGAAGGCATCGAGCGTGCTGATCAAGGCGCGCGAGCGTGGATCGGACTCCACTCTCTCGACGCTCATTAGCGACGTGGTACGCTCTACTTACATGCCAGCGGGGGACGACGGCCTCAAAGAAGAGGGCCTGATGTACTCCGGATATCGCTTGCTGATTCGTTTCAGGCACAGGGAGGAGTAGACACCATGTCCGAAGTGCTGCGCTACCTTGGAATCGGACTCGAGACCTCACCGGGTACCGCGGTCGCTGCCGACATCCACGTCGACGTCGCCAGCTCCGGGATCGACAGTCCGTCCAACCCGCTCATCGCCTATCCTGGCGGGCTTGGCCGCGCCCCGCGCATCCACCGCCCCGGCCCGTACGTGAGCCAGGGACCCGCCGAGTTCGCAGCCGACGTGGACACGATCGGCTACGCGCTGATCCTCGCGTTCGGCGGGGATCCGGTCATCACCGGACCGGTGGGCGACATCTACACCTACTCGATGATCCCGACGCTCAACCGGCTCATGCGCACCGCGACGTTCCGCGCGGGCAAGGACCTCGAGGAGTTCGTCTATCCCGGGGCGGCGGTGGGCGGGTTCAAGCTCACCGTCGAGAAGGGCTACGCGATGATCACCCTCGACATCGTCGGGGGCAAGGACCAGATCAACCCGGCAGGCATGACGGCGCTGGCCGACCTGCTGCTCTCGGACGCCTATCCGATGACGTTCGTCGACACGTCGGTGTCTCTGGCGAGCGCGGACCGCTCGGCGCACATCGAGAAGCTCGAGCTGACCTACACCAACAACCCGGACGCCGAGGCATCGATCACGATGGGTTCGCGTTTCCCGCGCTCGATCTGGCAGGGCGACGTCGGTGTGGAGCTCGCGATGTCCATCGCCTTCAACGATCTCACCGAGAAGCGCAAGTACTGGGGCGCCACGGACGCCACGGAGCCCTCCGCCGACACCATCTACGACGAGGAGGCGATCATCACCCTGGACTCCGGGGCCACGATCGGCCGCCTCGATCTGGCGCTGCCCAAGATGGTCTACACGGAGGTCGGTATCCAGCCCTCCGGCCGTGACCGCATCGTGCAGAGCGTCAAGTGCGCCGGCCAGTTCGATGTCACCTCGGGTGCCGCGATCACCGCGACGCTCGAGACCAAGCAGGTCATCACCAACGCCGTGCTCGGAGCGTCATAAACCCCCTGCGTCCCCACCACGGAAGGGAAACCGATGGCACTGACCAAGAACGATATCCTCAACGGCTCAGATGTGGGCCGGGAGGTCGCTTTCGACCGTCTCGGCGGTTCGCTCATGCTCTACCCGCTCACCGAAGGCCAGTGGGCGCAGGTCGAGGACACGCAGATGTCCGGGTTCGACTTCTCGCTCGACAGCGACGAGCTCGACATGGAGGCCATCGACTCCGAGCAGTCGAGAGCCGCGATCATGGCACAGCTCAAGCCGAAGGTGAGCTTCGACCTCGCTGCGTACCAGACCGGCTCGGCTCTGGCCGATGCGATGGCGGTGGCGTTCTCGCTCTCCGGATCCGGGGAGCAGTGGACACCCGAAGAGGTACAGGGCATGCGCCCGATCGGCATCATCGCCGATATCGCCAAGGTGGTCTACGAGATCAGCGGCATCCAGCCCGACAAGATCGATGTCACGGGGGCAATGCGCGAGTCGGTCGCGCGATTTCACGAGGAGCCCAGAGGGGCAGAGGATAGCGGTGCTGGTGCTCTCGGGGATGAGGATCCAGAACCATGTGCGGGACCTGACCCTGTGGCAGAGTGAGTACCTGCGCCAGATCACACCCCAGATAACCGGGGAGGCGGAGCAGGCCCACCCTCTGCGATCGATGGTGGAAGACCGGCTGCGGGCGAGGGGCGAGATGTGAGATGGCGACACCGGTAGACATCATCATCCGGGGCACCGACCAGGTCTCGAGGATGCTGCAGAACATCGCTGCGGAGGGCGGACGCACCGGGTCCGCTCTTTCTCGCGCCATGGACAATGCCAAGCGCGGCTCCTACATGGTAGCTGCCGCCATCGGTGTGGGGCTCGGAGCGGTAGTCAAGTTCGGCTCGGACTTCGAGAAGGCGATGACCGAGTCCACCGCGATCATGGTCGGGCTGTCGGAAGAGGCCCGCGACAAGATGGAGGGCATCGCCCGCTCGATCGCCAAGACCACGTCTGTCAGTGCCACAGAGGCCGCCGAGGCGTACTACTTCCTCGCATCCGCTGGCTTGGACGCCGCACAGTCGATGGCGGCACTGCCCCAGGTCGCGATGTTCGCCGAGGCGGGGCAGTTCGACCTCAACGTCGCCACGGAGCTCCTGACCGATTCGGTCTCGGCTCTCGGGATGCGCTCGACGGATGCCGCGAAGAACCTCGAGGCCATGACAAAGGTCTCGGACGTGCTCGTGAAAGCCAACCTGCTCGCCACCGGCAGCACCGAGCAGTTCGCAGAAGCCCTCACCTCCAAGGCCGGCGCCGCGCTCAAAGTCTTGGGCAAGCCGCTCGAGGAAGGCGTGGCGGTCCTGGCCGCGTTCGCAGACCGGGGCGTCAAGGGTGCCGAGGCCGGCGAGATGTTCAACCGGATCATGCGAGACATCCCCCGCGCGATCGCCAAGAACAAAGACGAGTTCGACCGCTTCGGGATCTCGCTCGTCGACACGAACGGCAACCTCAAGCACTCGGCCGATATCATCGACGCGCTCTCCAGCGCGATGGACGGGATGAGCGACGAGGCCGCGGCCATGATGTTCGACCAGCTGGGGATCAACCGCGGCGCGCTGGACGGCATCAAGATACTCAACGGCTCGGGTGCGGCCATCCGGGACTACGAGGCCAAGCTGCGGGACGCCGGCGGGGTCACAGAGCACGTCGCCAAGGAGCAGATCAAGAACTTCCGCGACCAGCTCGACCTGCTCGGCAACAAGCTGATCGACGTGGGCATCACCGCGTGGGACAAGTTCGTGGAGCCACTGAGCGCGAAGGTCATGCCCGCGCTGCAGGAGGGTGCCTTGCGGCTCGGCTCGTTCGTCGAGAACATCGAGAAGGTGGATCCATCGGTCCTGGCGTCGATCGGCGGGGCGCTTGCCGGATCCCTCGTCCCAGCGCTGTGGGCGCTC